GTCTGGCTGGCGGTCGGTGCTCCGGTCACCGGGTGCGGGGAGAACAAGGCGTTGAGCGCGCCCAGGACCGAGCCCTGCGGGCTGGAGCGCAGCCGCTGCATCGCCTGGCGGCTGATCTGCTGGTCCAGGTCGGAGAACGCCTTGGTCGCCTTGGACATGCTGGCGTTGTCGAACACCGCCGAGACCTTGACCTCGTGCCTGGTGTCCTCGAACCGCTTGACCCGCGCCTCGGCGGCGGCCATGTCTCGGTTGAACTGAGACAGGTTGACGGTGAGACGCGCCTCGATCGCCCCGGCGTCAAACACCGCGCCTCACCGCCTCTCTACCACTGCCGCCTGCTCCTGGGGTCGGCTTCCAGCTCCGCTCGCATCGCCGCCAGGTCGATGACCTTGACGCCGATGTCCACGTTCTCCCTGATAGTCGGGCCGTCCATCCCCGGTGCCGCCTCGCGCCCGCCGCCGAACTCCCGGCCCGCGTCGCCGTTGCGGCTGAACGGGATGTCTTCCTCGGCGTCCAGCCCGTCCAGGTACATCTGCTGGATGTCCCAGCCCAGGTCGTCCCATTCCCAGGGCCAGATGTCCAGCCAGCGTTTGACCGCGTAGAGGATTACCCGGCGCGAGCGGGCAGCTTCGTCACATTGCTCCCAGCGCCGGGCGCGACTTCCGGGGACATCACCTCCTGCTGGAGCCAGCCGTAAAACACCACGCGGATCCGGATCGGCACGGCCAGCAGGTCGCTCTTAGACGGCTCGCCGGAGCACAGCTTGGCGAAGATCCCGGCCATGTCCTCGTGGAACCGGACCACGATCTCCGGGTCCAAGTCGTCTACCGCCATGAACAGGGCCGCGATGTCCACGTCGTCCCCGCCGGAGGCGATGGCCTCCGGCAGGTCCGTCTTCAGGTTCTTGACCAGCGCCTTGACCCCGGCCATGAAGTCCGCGATCTGTCGGTCGTTAGGCTCGCGGATGACTCCGTGTATGCCGTTGGGATTGTCTTTGGTGCGGAAGTCGTAGTCGAGCGGTTCGACCACGTTGGCCGCGTTGAATCCCGCCATAGCGTGTTCCCCTTCCTGTCGCTATGAGGTGGCGACCGCCGTCAGGTCCGTCCACGTGATCGCGTTGAACGGGCAGATGGCGGACAGCGTGAGCGGGTAGAGCCGCTGCTGCGCGGCGCGGCGGAACGCGGTCTGGACCTGGCCAGCCGAGACCACCACGGGAATGTACAGCACGCGAGCGAACCCGAGCTGGTTTTGCCCGACCAGCGCCACCGACAGCGTCTGGAAGGACGTGGAGAGGGTCAGCACCGACTTGCCCGGCTGCCCGGCCCCGGCCGGAGTGACCGCCGTGACGCCGCCGTTGCCCCAGGCCATGTTGATGTGCGTCAGGGTCTCTTCCGAGAGGTTGGCGGTGATCTGGAGGTCGGCCGTGTTGACCGCGACGCCGACAGGCGTCGGCTGTTCCTCGATGTTGATGTTCTGCGTGGTCGGGTTGAACGTCAGCGTGACGCCCGCCTCGGTGGACCCCACGTAGGACCAGCCAGCGGTCAGCCAGGCAGCGCCGACGCCCAGGTTGGCGTCCGACGGCACCGTGGCACCCACGTTCGGTGACGGGTTAGGGGAAGTGAACAAAAGCCCCACGCCGTACAGCACGTTGGTCGTGTTGTAGGCCGGTGGAGTGTACGGCAGCGATGGCACAGCCCGTTATCCTTCCGTGGTCAGAGTGACCCCGGCGTTGTCCGCTGCCTGCTGGATGGCGGACAGCCGGGACCGGGGCACCGGGACGAACTCGTTGCCCACGTACGTGCCGCCGAAGTGCAGCTCGGAGTGGGGCGGCTCGATCTTGACGTTGATCGTCGCCGGGCCTTCCCCGGCGGCCTGCTCCAGCCGGGCCGCCTCGCGCCGCAGCGCGGCGGCACGGGCCAGCGGGTTGGAGTCATCGCCCGGAGGCGCGGGACGCGTCTGTTCGGCGGTGGACGGCGTGCGGACCACAGACGCGGGCTGTGGAACTGCCTGCCCTGCCTGCTGCGGCTGCGGGGTCTCTTCTGCCATGGTCAAGTCCTCTCGCTACGGCAGGGCCGGGATGATCTGGTAGAGACGAACGGTGAGCGTGGTCGTGTTGAGGAAGTCGATGCAGGTGAACCCGACACCGTTCGCGCCGATCGCGCCGCCCGGCGCGGTGCCTGTGTACGCGGTGGCGTCCACCTGCGTGAAGTCCTGGACCGAGTACGGGCCAAGCCAGATCGGCAAGGTGGTGCTGGCCGGGATGGTGACCGTCTCGGCGTTGAACGCGGGCAGCAGGCCGCCGCCCGCCTTGCGGCCCACCAGGATGTCCGCTGCCGAAGCGGTCGCGCCGTTGGAGACCACCAGGAACTGGTTGCCGTTGTTGAGGTACTGAACGCCGAGCGGGGACCCCAGGCTGGTCCAGCTCGCAAACCCGGTGCCGGTGCCGGTGGCGTCGCAACCGACCGCGCTGCCCTGCATGATGTTGCCAGTGGACAGGTTGCCCAGTGTGACTGGCTGAATAGTGATGCGGCCTGCCATGTCATTCGCCTCCGGTGGTGATCAGGTACGTGCACGTGTACTCGAACCGCCGGTCGTTGGGATCGAGTGGCAGCGCCGACGGAGTGCCCCCGGCGCGGGTGATCATCTTGATCAGCACGCCGTCGATGGTGACGTTCTTAGGCGCGGCCAAGATCATCAGATCCAGTTGCTCGATCATGAGCTGCGGCGTGTCGGGGTCGTCGTCGGGGCCGCGCAGCCGGGCCTGGAACGCCCAGGTGTCCAGCGCGCCTTCCTCGGTGACCCAGCCGGGGCCAGGGGTCGGCGTGATGAACAGCGCCCGGTCGGGGGACATCTTGATCTCCGGCCCGTGGAGGATCGGGTAGCCCAGCTCCGGAGTGGTGTCCCAGCCCAGCGACACGATGAAGTCCTCGATCACCTGGCTCTTGGGCACCGTGGGCAGCGAAAGGGTCACAGCCGCCCCCTCAGCCCGTGGGGCTCGTTCTTACCGGGGATGACGTGCACCTTGCCGTTGCGCATGAAGTACACCGTCAGCCCGGCCGCCAGGCGCATCCGCAAGATGGCCCGGCTCTTGGTCTTCAGTTCTTCCTCGGTGAGCCGGTCCACCTTGGGCGCGCGGTCGTAGATGACGCGCTCGCCCGCCGTGACGCTAGGGTGCCCGGAGCGGGCGAGATCGCCCCACTCGCGCGGGGAGGTCACCTCCACCTGGTCACTCAGGTGCTCGGCGGCCCGCTCCAAGGCCCTGGTGCCGCCGTTTTGCAGCACCTCGTTGGCGTACCACTCCAGGTAGTCGCGGTAGCCGTCGTACAGCGGAGCCTCCAGGTACTTGGCCCGCCCGCCGCGCGGGTGGTTCAGGTCCAGCCGCTCGTGCTGGTAGTGGGCGTAGACCTGGTTGACCTCCACGTGGGCGGTCACGTCGGCGGTGCGGCCAACGATGTCGCGCAGGTGGCTGATGCGCTCGGAGAAGGTGCCGCTCATCCCTGGTACACCGACCCTCCGCCGCCTACGTCGTCAAAGCGCGGGGTCCACAGCGGGGAGTCGGCTTCCAGCGTGCCGGTCAGCCCAGTGCGAGTGTTGGAGTCCTCGCCCGTGAACACGGCGGGGATCCGGTTGATCACCACGCCCCGCTCCTGGTTGATGCCGCCCGCGTCGGCCGGGTCCAGGCGGATCTTGCCGTTGCGCGCGTCCTGGAGGATGGACATCGCGTCTTTGTACGCCAGGTAGGCCGGGTGGTCGTTGGGCAGCGTCTTGCCCTTGAGGTAGGTCCGCCAGGCGTAGAAGACGCCGATGTCCAGCGTCAGGTCGTGGAAGATGTCCGGCGGCTCGGCCTGCGGGTTGCTGCCGTCCATGATCGTGCCGAAGTACACCGACACCCGGTTGCTGGCAGCAGTGAGCGCCAGCGTGAGCTGTTCCGGAGTCAGCTCAGCCGGAGAGCCGGTCCCGCCGTCGGTGCTCTGCACCGACAAGATCAGGTCGGCTACGGTCGCGTACAGCACAGACATGGCGTCAGGGCACCACCCACGCGAGCACGAAGGCGGCGGCGGCGGCGGAATCCCACGTCCAGCCGGGAATGTCACCGAGCGCGTCGCCGCCGAAGGCGAACGCGCCGATGATGAACAGCACCGCCGCGATCAGCATCATGAACCAGGCATGGCTGTGCGCCGGGTACGGAGGCGCTGCGGGGGCCATCAGTTCTGCCCCCAACTGTTGACGGTCGGCCAGCCCTGCTGCTGGCAGGCGACGCCGTTGACGTTCTCCAGCGTGGCCGGGTTGACCGAGTCGGAGGACCCCGGCGTGACCTGCTGGGCACTGTCGGCCACGATGAATGAAGCAAGAGAAGTCGCCAGGGGTGACCCTGGGTTGATCTCCATCACGGTGCCGCGCGGGATGCGCTGGTTGAGCACGCCGTCGTAGGTGAACGTCCCGGCGGGCACGTCCTTGGTGATGATGTACGTGTTCCTAGCCATTAGTTAGATACCCCCGTTGCTAGGCCGGGCTGGGCCAGGGCGGCGTGCTGCGGGTAGGGCAGCGCGGTGTACGGGTTCCACCCGGCGGCCTCGGCCTGCGTGTTGGAGGCGTAGTAGCCGGGCACGTAGTCCAGGTCGATCGGGTCGGTCCAGGTCCAGCTCGGGGCGGCCGAGTAGAGCAGCGTGATCGAGCAGCCGGGCGGCACCGGCAGGTTGGTGGCGAAGGCACCCGACGCCTGGCTGAAACCGGCCACCAGCGCGGACCAGGTCCAGGTACCGGCCACCGTGTAGGTGACGGCGATGGTGCCCCCGGCGGGGACAACGAAAGACCCGTTGGTGCTGCCCACCGTCGTGCCGTTGACCGAGACCACGGTGGCGGTGAAGCCGGAGAGGACCACCAGGACGGGGAAGGCGTTGGAGTTGGTCGCGGTGACGGTGGACGCCGGGACCGCAGGCGTGGTGACCGGAAGCGGGTTCGGCGCGGTGACGAACGCCGCCGTGCCGGTGCCGCCGGTAACGTTGACCGCGACGTTCTGCCCGGTCGGGTTGGCGGTTGCCGTGCCACTGGCGGGGACGGCCGGTGCTGTGACTCCCACAGGATCTCTCCCTAGTTGCTGATGGCCTCGCGGCCCACGTCGTCTTGGCCTGGTACGTAGGGCCGTAGCACGCTGCTGAGCGCGGTGTACAACGGGCTCGGCGTGCCGTTGTCGAGCACTACGATCTGGCCCTTGATGAACGTCAGCGGCGTGGTGCCCCAGCTATTGGCCGGGGTACCAGCAGCTCCAGCGCCACCGCCGCCAACTTCGCCAGTGGTGACGGTGACCGTTTCGGCCGGGAGCGTCGTCGTGGCCGTGACCACGAACTTGTTCAGCGTTACAGCCACGACACCTCCTAGTTGGTCGTCTGCGGGTTGGCTTCCTGGTTGCTCAGCGTGGGCGCGGCGACCGCGACCGACACCGCCTTGCCGGAGCCGTGCGCGTTCATGGTCGGGGTGACCGGCACCGACGTGCCGGTCGGCGTCCCGGCCACCGTGACCGTCTCCGACAGCGCGGCGTCGTTGATGAACAGGAGCTGACCGGCGAAGAACTGCGTGCCGCCGGAGGCGAACGGCAGCGCCGTCGCCCCGGCCGCCACTGATGCGCTGGTGTTCAGCGGAGAGCTGCCCGCGCCCATGGTCATGGGCCACTCGCACCCGCTGCACACGTAGTTCAGGTCATCGGCCAGGCCGACCATCATCCGAGGCGCGCGGCATCGCGGGCAGCGCACGGTGGCGTTGACCGGCTGGTCGGTACCCGCGATGTACGGCATCTACTTCCCCCGTGTGCCCTTGGTCAGGCCGCTCTGGGCCTTGACCGCTGCCATCAGATCCTGGTCCGCGCCCGCCTGAACGTAGGCGTTGCCGCCGATCTCCCCGCCGCTGATCGGCTGGCCGGGCAGGATGTCCATCGCGTCCTGCGGTGCCACCGGCACCACCTCGGACTCAGGGATGGTTGTCTGCTCGATGACCCGCGTGGCCCCGGCCGGGTCCGGCCGTGGCCCGTCGCTGCCCGGAGCGGGCGTCGCGGGACGCATGATCGGGCCGGTCAGCAGCGACGGGTGCGGCTTGGGCGGGTTGTTGTTGTCCACCTCGGACTTCAGGCGGATCACCGCCACCCGCCGTCCGTCGCGGTCACCGTGACGCAGGAACTTCGCGGCTTCGTCGTCGGTCAGCCACACCGAGTCCCCCGCGCGCACCAGGTCCACCTGCCGGTCTTCCCTGGTGTTGTCGCGCCGGGGCACGGAGAGGTTGACAAGGGCGACGTACTCGCGGCCAATCCGCACAGCGGGGCTGTGCGTGTTCCCGATGTTGACCTTTTCGAGCAGCTTGGCGAGGGTTTTCTTCTCGGCCTCGGTGAGACCGTGCGCCTCGGTAACCGTGTCAGTCATTCGTGATCAGACTCCAGAGAGCAGGCAGATCGCCAGCGGCTGGTCAAGGCCGATGGCGCTCGCGCGCTGCGTGTCGGAGCGCCAGGTCTTGCGCGGCTCGTCGCGGTAGAGCGGCCCGGCGTAGAAGGGCACCTCGTCCGCGTAGAATCCGGCGCGCTGGCGCTGCATAACGATGGCGTTTCCTGGCGGCACCTGACGGGAAACCATAACGTCCAGGTTGAGGATCTTCTGCGGAAGAGTACCCGTGTACTGGAGGTTTTCCGACGCGATATCGCCAATGTACGGGGCGGCGAATGTGCTGCTTTGCAGCAGCGTGTTTTTCGTCCCGTGGTTGATGATTAGGGTGTCCGCCTCGAACCCCAACCATTGCGTCATGCCCGCCGGGGAAACGACGTTGGCGTTTTCCACCAGGTACATCGCCTGGGCGATGTCGCTGCGGATGGTGGCCGCCGCCGCCGACCAGGGGTTGGAGACCGCCAGGGTCTGAATGCTCGCGTTGGCGACCACGGCGCTGTAGAACGCCGTGTTCCACGAGTAGACCATGGTGTTCTTGACCTGGAGAAGCTGGCGGGTCACCGGGTCGATGGCCTGACGACGGCGCATCTCGTCGGAGACCATGATCGCCATCGCGCGCTCGTGGCTCCACACGACGCGCGGGTTGCCGATGCTGGT